CGGGTCCAGCCCACATAAACTACTATTTTTATATCTATATACTATATTAGGAGATTAGATGCCCTGGAGAGATCAGCCGAGGGACGGTAATGGTCGGTTCGCACCGAAAGCTGTCGGTCAGCGCTATTCGGACCATAAACAGGCCCGGGAGAAGGCTTTTGACCAGAAACAGAGGGCTAAGGGGAGGGTTCCGGTCACGACACCTGGCTCTAGTGGGGCCAAGAGGGCGGCGATTGTTACCGGTAGCACTTTAGTTGCTGGGCCAATTGGCACTAGTATTGCATGGTCTGAGACGAAGCCTCAAAAGATTTACCTAAAGCCAGAAGAGGCTAAGAAGTTTGAACAAAAGAGGAGAAAGTAATGGGTTGGTGGGATCGACAGCCAAGAGACGCCTACGGTCGGTGGACCTCTAGCACATCAGTGAGTGTTCCTCAGCCCAGTGCTGGCCAGGTCGCCATGGGAGCGACTGTCTTGGGACTAGGACTATTCGGTGGCCCTGCTGCTTTTGCTGCGCGCAGCTTAACACCAGCGGTGCGTACCAAAGTCTCCTATGAGGTGGCAAAGTTCGCCATGAATCGACCGGTAAGGGTCGCCCATAAGGGTGTGACGGGCACGGTGAGTAATGTTCGCGGTGGCGTGGTCCAGGGATGGAAGGAACCGGGTCGTCTTTTTAGGGATCAGAGGTTCCTGGCGGCCGGCGAGGCAAAAGTAAGCTTTCCTCCACACTCACGAACCTTCCAAGGCGGCATCGGCAGCAAACACGCACTACCTAAGACTATGTATATCAACCGTAATGACCCAATGTGGCAAAAGGGCATAGGTGTCCCAACCAAGACGGTGGGCATTACTGCGACTGGCGTAGGAGCCGGGCTTGCCTGGGGGCAGCTGAAAGACAAGGACAAGCGCTAAGTGTCTGTTGTTGAGCTAGATTACGCACCGTACGAGTACCAAGCTGAGTTTCATGACTCAGGGGCTCGTTATACCGTCATTGTTGGTGGACGGCGCGTTGGCAAGTCCAAAATGGCGCTATTACAACTAGTGAGAGTTTGCCTAGAGAAACCACAGCAGACGGTATGGTGGGTTGCTCCAACCTTAGCCATGGCCCGTGAGGTGGGCTTTGAGGAATTCCGCCTCTACGCAGAAGCATTAGGCTCGGCAATAGAGAAAGTAAACGAAGCTGTCATGCGAGTGCGTTTCGTCAACGGCTCAGTGATGTATTTCAAGGGTGCCGACAATGAGCGTACGTTGCGTGGACGTGGTCTAAACTATGTAGTCATGGATGAGGCCGCTTTCATTCACGACTCCATTTGGACTAGAGCTATTCTGCCTGCCCTAGCCGATAAGAAGGGGCGGGCTTTACTTATTTCCACTCCAAATGGCCGCAATTGGTTCTATGATCTAGCTAATTACGCCGCCAATGAGCAGACAAAAAACTGGCAGGCATATCACTGGCCCTCGTTTATGAACCCACTCATGAACGAAGAAGAACTCGAAGCCATTGCTGCCTCAGTCAGCGAGATGGACTATCGGCAAGAGTTCCTGGCGGAGTTCGTTACCAGGGCAGGTATGGTCTATGACGACCTTTCAAACGAAAATATCGTAGAGGCATTTCGGCCTTCGCCTTATGAATACGATATCTATCTTGGTATTGACTTCGGCTATGCGAACCCCACGGCTATATGCTTCATGGCGGTGAGTAAAGCTGATCAAATGGTTACTATGTTTGATGAGGTTTATGTAAGTAGAACCGATATTGATGAGATCGAGCAATTAATAAACCAGACTTTGCACTATCACGGTCTCTTCCCAGCCGACGTGAAATATATCTATACTGACCCTAGCGGTAACGCCCTCTCAGAACAGCTCTCACAAGGCCAGTCCCCGGTGGACTACCTGCGCATGAGCCCACTGCAGTGGCGGGTCACCAATAAGAAGAGTTTGATTGCGCCAGGTGTCGCCTTAGTCCGCTCGTTCGTGCGAGCCTCTAACGGTGTCCGGCGCTTCTTCATGACAGAGAATTGCGTGGAAGGTATTCGCTCCATGGCGGGCTATGCCTACGCCACCTCAGAGCGAAGCGGCGAAGTAAAAGAAGAACCCATGAAGGACGGTGTCCATGACCACATGTGTGACGCTATCCGTTACTTCTTCGTCAACTGCTTTGATCAGTCACGATATGTCGCAGCCGCACCCGAGATGTATGACTACGGAGCTAATAAAACCGCAACCAAGATCGTTCTTAAACGGTGTCAGGGGTGCCGCAAGCAATTCACCTCTCGGACCCCCAAGACTCAGCCCCCATTCCTCTGTAAAGATTGCGAGACAAATCTATGACCGTTAGATCAGCCTATTTCACCGGATTTGACTCTACGCCTCAGGCTGTCACCCAGAAGGCGTTGTCAAATAACTTCAACCTTGAGGAGAAGGAGCGCCGAGAAGAAGCCCAACTAAACAAAGACTTCTTTTATGGTAAGCAGGAGCAAGCTCTCCACCTTATTAACGAAGATGTTGATCCGGTGGTGATCAACTACACAAACCCGATCATTGATAAGCGAACCTCGCTTCTTTACCGAAAGCCCCTCAATCGCACCTTTACGGGGCCCTCATCGTCTATTCGTTTCCTAGAGCAGGTCTATGAGGACAATAACGTTGATCATTTTCTCCACCAAGCCGATGTAATGAGCGAACTAACTGGCTCTGCTCTTGTTCATCCCATTTTGGATGAATCTCTTCCGTCTAAGACTAGACTAAGAATGTATGACGGTTCTCAGTTCGCAGTTACTGGTCACGATTTCGACCACAATCAGGCCGCAGCTATCAGCCTTATCCGGGTGGTTGACCGTCTGGTGGAGTCGGCGGCCACACGTGACGGCATCGACATGCCACAGGTAGAGCGGGTGCTCTTGCAGCAGATCTGGACTGAAGGCGCAGTCGTTACCTATGAAGGTAAGACGGTTGTAGAAAGCTATTCAAACCCATATGGTTTCTTGCCGTTCGCAAACTTCAAGGGCGAAGAGGTTCACGACTCTTACCTCGGCTACCCGCTCGCGAGCATCATCCGTAAGATGAATACAAACATCAACCAGATGATGACACTACTCGGTTACACCATCAAGATGCAGGCCGCCACACCGATCGCACTCATGGGGTTCAACTCAGGCGAGCAGACGACTATCCACCCAGGTACGGCTATGAACCTGCCAGCGGGCGGCGACGCGAAGGTCCTGCAGTTAAACCCCAAGATCAGGGAAACACTGGAAACTATTAAGCACCTAGAGGATCAGCTCTATGCTTCTTCAGCGGTGCCACGCATCGTAGTTGAAGGTGGCGACGAAGGCGGCAATACCCACATCAGCGCCACGCAGTTAAAGGTCCGCTGGTTCCCCCTCATGGAGGTATTCCGTGAGAAGTCCATCCGTTGGAAGCGCTATGAAAAGCAGCTCGCCAACGTCATCCTGGCAACCAACCAAATGCCACCGATTGAGGACGTTGAGATCCAGTGGGATGAGGAAGATATCTTGCCGTTCTCAGAGGCAGATGATGTGACGGGTGTCGAGCCAAAGGAAAAAGAACCAAAAGATGAAGATTAATAAAGACTAGGAATATGCTATAATAACCTTACTATATAACTAACAGGGGCTGGACCCCTATATTAGCCCTGGAGGCAATGATTATGGAAGAGCCAGAGACATTTGACGCCGACTACGTAAAGCAACTTCGTAGCGAGGCAGCGAAATACCGGTCGAAGGCGAAGGACCTGGAGTCCGAACTCGCGCAGAGACGAGACCTTGAAGGTCAGATCCAAACAGTGCGAGTAGAGAATGAGTTAGTTCGGAGAGGTATCACTGCCGATCCGAATTGGGTGAAGGTAGAAGACGCATCAGATATTACTGGTGCTGTGGACGGCTTCCTGGAGAAGTACCCACAGTTCAGCACCACTCAGGAGCCTCAGCCAAGGCACGTTGAGGGTGCACCGCAAAGCCTTCCGCCAGAACCGAATAAAGCTAACGTTCCCGGTCCGTCGCCCCAAGGGGCCTTTGGCGGACGTAACGTAGACGAGATCCGCAAGGACCCCAAGGCCCGTTCGCAGATGACGAATCATTATCGAACTCTCCTTGGGAATCCCGAAGACTGAATATAATCTAAGGAGATTATCAAATGGCACTATCCAATAGTCAGAGTCTTGCCTCCCTTGTAGGCGAGATTGTTTCTAGTGATGTGCAGTCAGCCGCGTACGCGACCCGCGTTATGCGCCCCCTGGTACGGAACTACGTCGTTCCGCCTGGTGCTGGCTCCATCGTTGTCCCCCGTTTCAACCGTACTGAAGTAGCCGCTCTCACCGAGGGTGTAGCTCCTGGCGCGACCCAGATGGGAACCGTCGGCGAGACGCTCATGCCTCAAGAGCGCGGTGCTTACGTCCAGATCTCGAAGCGCGCTCTGCACGCGGACCCCTTCCAGGACCTCGCGCCTTACGGCGAGCAGCTGGGACGTTCGCTCTCGGAGGACGAGGACCGCGAGATCCTCAAGGTTGCGGACTTCACCGAGAAGACCAACGAGACCGGTTCCATCGTGCTCGACTCGCTGCTCGGAGCTATCGCGACCCTGGAGGGCAAGAACGCTCCTGGTCCGTACTTCGGCGTGTTCCACCCGGCCTCGTGGGCCAAGCTCCGCGCTGAGCTGTCGGACGCGGGTCAGTTCGCGTCCGTGGGTAAGAACGTGGTCGAGGGCTTCGGCGAAGGTATCACCAACGCCAACGGTTACGTCGGCTCGCCTTACGGTGTGCCGTGCTTCATCTCCACCGAGGTGGGCAGTGACACTGACCGTCGTCAGAACGTGGTCTTCAGCCGCGAGGCTCTGGCTATCGGTCACATCAAGGACATCGGCGTGGACGTGGACGACAACGTCGTAGCTCGCGCCCTGGACCTCATGGCGTGGCACAGCCTGGACACCGTCAAGCTCATCGATGAGTTCGGCCTCGTCCTCGAAGACTCGGAGTGATCATATGGCAGCTAGCATCGAGATCTATGCGAACTTCGTAGAGAACCTCGCCTCAGGTACCGTCAACTGGCTTGGCGATACGGTGAAGGTTGCTCTCGTAGGTTCGTCGTACACACCCAATAAGCATACTCACGGATGGAACGATGTTTCCACCCATGAGGTCAGCGGTACCGGCTACACCGCTGGTGGAGCGACGCTCAACAACAAGTCGATGACGCACAACGCGTCTACCGGCGCTCGCGCCTTCAAGGGCGACAACGTTGAGTGGAACAACTCCACGGTCACGGCGCGATACGCCGTGGTCTACGCTGACAATGCTACCAAGCGAGTGATCGCGTACGTTGACTTCGGTGCGGAGCGTGCCTCTTCTGAGGGCCTCTTCCGCATCGCTTGGCACACGAACGGGATCTTCGAGGCCGTTATCTGATGTCTGAAGAGATCCTGGTAGGCCCGCCCCCGCGTGTAGAGATACCGCTACTTCTGCCTCGTGCAGAGGAAACAGGCGTGCCTGCCAGGTCTCCAGATGTTCACATGCCAATACGGAAGCACTTGGCTCTTTTGGGCACGACTGTTCGTGGTCCTGACTTTCCTTTTGGTCAAGATGCTGATGGTAGCCGTCTCCTGGCATTGGGGACGGCTACCTCCTTTCTACGTAGGAGTCGATGATGGCCGTTTTTATCGTGACCATGAAGAACGACAAGAACCTCCAGGCGCGGCAGAACAAGCATAAAGAGGTCGTCGGCCACCTCCAGGAGATCCACCAGCACAACAACGAGAACGCGCGCAATGAGCTCTCTCGTAACAACTGGCGCGGCATCAAGATCATCAACGACTTCTGGATCAACGACACCCTCATCGTAGAGGTAGAGAACCCCAAAGACGTCGCTCGTCTGCGGCGCATGCCGTGGGTCGAGGCGGTGGAGCCTTCGGTCGAGTACACCCTGCCGACCTTCGGAGATGTACCAACGATCGAGCCCATGAACGCAGACTGGACCTGGGGTCTGCTCGACATCAAAGCCGATCAGGTGCGCGACGAGTTCGGGCTTGACGGTAACGGCGTGAGAGTGGGGGTCGCTGATACCGGCATCACTCCTACCCACCGTGCGTTCGCAGGCAGGATCGTGACCATCAACGCGAACAACTCCCACTTTCCCGGTGGTTGGATGGATTTCAACATGAGCGGCAACAAGGTTCAAAGCAACCCTCGGGACGGACATGATCACGGCACTCACGTCTCAGGCACGGTGCTCGGAGACAACGAAGCGTTCGGTATCAACATCGGCGTGGCACCCGGAGCTCAGCTGGTGTCGGCTGGTCTGTTCAACTCCTCAGGTAGCACCTCAGATGCACGTGTTGCGGCATCACTACAGTGGATGCTCAACCCTGACTACGGTGGCAACACCACCAACACCGCACCACGTGTTGTCAATAACTCTTGGGGCGCTGCGAACGCCTTCCGCATCAACCACATCAACATCGTGGCTGCCTTCGAGGCTGCTGGGATCTTGTTCACGGCCTCCAGCGGCAACGAAGGAACGGGCCAATCCTCCTCACCGGGGCACGACTATGGCGTCTTCGGTGTAGGAGCAACAGATAACAACAAGAGCATAACCGAGTGGTCTTCGGGCCGAATCGTCGGTAAATCACAGTACAGCGCCTCCATGCCCGCTAGTTGGCCGCATGCGTGGATAACCCCCAGGATAGCCGCTCCTGGAAACGCGGTCTACTCGGCGACCCGGAGCACGTCGGATTACGGATCTAAGAGCGGTACTTCGATGGCCAACCCGCACGTGGTCGGGGCTTGCGCGGTATTGCTCCAGGCGAATCCAGACCTCACACCCACAGATCTCAGGAGGATCCTCGTGAAGACGGCCGATTGGGATGATCGTCACCGACCAGAACCCTCGCTAGACACCCGGTTCGGCGCTGGCCGCCTGAACCTCTACCGCGCAGTGAAGGCGGTGCTCTGAGATGGCTTTAGAGTTTGTAGATACGAGTCTTAATGCTGCGACTACTGCAGGTAGTTATTCTAGGTCGCTGTTGTTGACATATCCTCAATATATTGTTGGTGATCTGATTGTTTGGATGATTGGCGCCCAGGCGTTGAATCTAGATTCCATTAACAACGGTGATGGCGGTGTTGCTTGGGAGCCGTCTCCGATGGAGGTGGTGTTTGCGAATGAGAAAATGGCTGTTCTATATCGAGTATTAGACGGGACAGAGCCGAGTCAGAATTCAAATGCGTATCTAGAAGTGTCTTCTGGCTCTGCAGGGGTCTCGCGGGCTTGGCAATTTCGTGGGTTTGATCCCAATAATATTGCGTATGTTGTGTCTAATGTGGTTAATGGCACCGCTTCTAATACGCCAGGACCAGAAGTTAATATCGATAATCGTCGTCAATTTGTGATAAGCCACTGTCAGTTCCGTAGGGGTGGTACTGTAGCTTGGCCTTCACCCGATTCTGGGCACCCCAATTATGATGGCTGGAATGGGGCAGTAGGTCAGGATGGTGTGATGACTTATCGTCAGTATTCGGTTAATCAGAGATTCCTTTATGATAATGAGCCGGGTCCGACAGGTACGTATAAGTGGACGGATCTTGGTACCGCGTTCACTGATACCAATCTGTATCTTATAACCTTTGCCATCCCAGAAGAAACGTCAGAAACCCCCGTTGACATAGATGTCACCAACACCGCTGACATATCGATCTCAGGTTTCGCCCCAGAAGTAGAGATCATCGCTCACAACGCAGAGGTTGAAGCACTAACTAAGACTGTAACTCTTAATACGTTCGCACCCACGGTGTCTGCAACCACCACGGCTGGGGTCCCCGAATTTCTCGGACATACCCAGAACCTGAACCTGAACAACCTCGAAGCCAACATGGGTGAGCCGATCCGCCCTGGTGACGTGCTCATGGTTGTTGGCCGCAGGCTAAGCAGCGATACGATAACCCTGCCCGACAATACGACTCAGATCATATCGACATCTTATCCCACTCTGCCGGGGTACTCTACGCTTCGCTTACGGGCGGGTTACAAGATCTCCACGGGTGTGAAGGATCAGGATGCATTCACGGGGCAGGGCGTTGGTTCGTGGCGGCTGCTGTGCTTCCGTAACGTAGATCCCGCAAGGGGGTTCTCGAATGCTACCGGCGCGGTGAACGCGACGCTCTCCACCAGCGGTCATGAGCTTGGCGGCGCATCGGCCAACCTGAGGGTCTGGGTCGGCGGGTCGGAGTACAACTGCGGTCCCGATAGCAGGATGAACGCTCTAGTCACCGGCACCACGTTCTCTTATGCCTGGGAGAACCCGGAACAGCAGGAGAGCCGCACCGGTAGCGGCTCTACTGGAGGTCAGAACCGTGCTTTCTTGACGAACTTCAAGGTCCGTGAAGAGGCGTTCGTACAGGATGCGACCGTAACACTCGGTTCAACTCCACAGCTGCAGTTCGCTGGACCCAGCAGCCCGACCATCGGTGCGGGTGCCGATCTTGAGCCAGAGCTAGGGACTCTGCAGCTACGTGGGAACCGACCGACACTGTTCCCTCCGGTCTTGGTATCTGATCAGTACTTCACCAACTTCGGTGAGCACCTCAATCAAGCGGGCATGCCGAACGGTTGGTCGGAGCTGATCCAGCCTGCGAACAAGCACAACAGCTGGTCGATCGCGAACTCTAACCTCACCAACGGTAAATGGCTCACCATCAACCAGTACCACACCAACGACCTCTACGAGGCTCGCTGGGATATGGTCGGTGACCAGCTGGCGGACGCTGAGCTTTATCTGAGGTTCTTCATCCGTCAGACCGCACCTCTAGTGTGGCTGCGCGGCAAAGGACACAACACCAAGGGGTACTACCTGTGGTGGGGCTTCGGTCAGTTCGGACTGAACTACTACGACGGAGTAACCGATCACGAGCTCGCTGTCACCAATCAGGCAATCTCTGGTTCATCTGCGTACCGTCTGAGGTTCCGTATTGACGGTTCACGTCTGCGCGCAAGGTTCTGGGCGGATAGTTCACCTGAGCCTGCTACGTGGCGGTTCGACGTCAACAACCAAGGCATGGATAAGGGTCACTTCTCCGTGTCGGGTATGTACCCGAGCTTCGCTTTCGAGGCTGTCGGTATCGGCATCAACGGTGCGAGTGCTCCAACATCTGCTCTTCCGGTGATCATAACACCTACTCCTAAGACTATGACTCTGAATAGTTTTGCACCAGAGTCGGTAGAAGCCGGTAACACCTCCATCGAGGCCCCAGGCCAGCTTCAGCTTCGGCCTTTCTTTGCGCAGGTGACACCAGCCTTACCGGACGCGAACGTGTTGTTCGTTGGTTCGACGGTGCAGCCGTACCTCAAGGTGATCGATTTCGACTCCAATGCGATCGACCCAGAGTGGCCTACGCTGCCAGGGGCGGTGATCGACGGACAGTTCGGTAACCAGCGCGGTGTTGCGGTTCACGACGAAGGCAACCAGCTAACGGTGTTCGACGTCCTCAAGAAGGAGACTGTTAGCGGTTACCCGAGCTTACCTGCAGAACCATGGGCTGCAGCCATGAGCGCTACGCATATCGCCACTGGTACACGGCGCTACACCTCCAACTCGAACTTCGGAGGCAACGCGGGCAACACCATCACGAACTCACTTAGAGTGATCGACATCGAGACGAAGCAGGTCGTACAGGTCCCAGAGGTTGCGAGTACCGTATTCGCTCTGGCTTTCAGCCCTAACGGCAACAGGTTGGCTATCGGTTGTGCGCAGGCTCCGTTCTTGCGCGTACTGAACTTGACTACTGGGTTCTTCGAGGCCTGGGATCAGCCAGAGTCGATGGTCACCGATATCGTGTGGCAGGCCGATCACTTCTACGTTGCTGGTCCTGGGGGCGTTCAACGCTACAACGTATCCAGCCGTGAGCTGACCGATACGCTCTTGGAGGGCAACGTCTGGGCGATGGCTATCACCTCTGGTGGAGGTAGGATCGCTGCGGTCGGTGAGGAATACAGCATCATCAGCACTCACACTAATCAGGTAACAAAGCTCACGAACCCGGCACTGAAGCAGGCGCTAGGTAAGAGCGTGGCGTGGGTCACCGATAAGCACATCGCGGTCGGGTTCCTCTGGTATGACAACAACGAACGCAAGGGTCTGTTCATCGATGTCGAGACCGATGGACTAGTCAGCAGTAATTACCCGGAGATCGAGGGCACCATCTACCTCCTCGATGGTGGGAAGGTAGATACCGCTCAGCAGCCGAACGATGTGGTGATCGAAGCTGGCACGGGCAACATCAACCTGTTCGGTCGCACCCCAGTGGTTGAGATGCTCATCCAGATCGAGCCGCCATCAACGATCATGATCTTCGACACCTTCGAGCCAGAGGTGGAGGCCCCAACCCAGAACGTGCAGGTGGACGTTGCTACGGCAAGAGTGACGTTCAATGCCTTCCTGCCTACGGTGGTTCCGCTGACGGCGATGATCACGGCTGGAAAGGGGCTAGTTACTTTCCGTGGTCGTACGCCTCAGATCTCTGCTTCCTCGGAGAGCGATTTCAAGCTGGTATCAGCGTCGGACACCTCGATGACCGCTCGGGACGCAGGTAAGCTAGATGAGCTCGACTTGGGGCTGGTCTTCTACGGTGGACGGGTTGGTAGCAAGTTCCGCATCGGCAACACCACCAACAGTCGTCAGAACTTCCTGGTCTTTGCTAGTTCCGCGAACCAGAAACTCGCTTCAGGGGTGGAGTTCTCACTAGATGGTCGTAGCTGGTCTGACTCGATCACTACCACGGTGGCCGCAAACAGGATGAGTGATGTCATCCATATGAGACTCACGGTTCCCGGAGGATCTCCGATAGGGGACTCCACGTTCCTGATCAACATCGAGGGCGGTATGTCACTATGATCACGGTCACTAACACTGCTATAATCAACAAGAGCTACTTCTCACGGGGGCTCATCACCCACCGAGCCGCAACACGCAACCTGGTGCGTCTCACCGATGAGACTCTGTGGGCAGCAGTCAAAGAGCGGCACCTACGGGGGGACGTGAGCCTGTACCGCTCTACCGACCGAGGTTTCACGTGGGAGAACGTGTTTCGGGGGAGCTTCCCCACGGGCCTCGGTTGGGGCTCTGTCTCCACCTCGCGTTCCAACGAGCGCAACAACGGTCCGTTCTTGAGCTTGACGGTGTTCGAGGAGCTCAATCGTCTGATCCTGTGGCACGCGGTATCTATCAACGAAGGGCCGCCACGTGTTTGGCCGTTCGTGTTCGACCTGGAGACCGGTGAGCGTATCACCGAGGAACCTGAAGCCCCGCCGTCGAACTCCACGGGCTACACCCTCGATGCCGACTCGATGGCGATCAAGGTTGCCTACAACGAGAACTCCATCTACGTGTGTTACACCAAGAGCGGTCAGTTCCGGGTGCGTACGTTCAGCCCGAACCGGATCGTGCTCTCGCGCAGCGATTACGGGACTGCTGAGAACGGCTATAGCGGAGCCTTCGACGCATCAGCCCGCACTGATGGCATGGTGGACCTAGCCCTAGAGCGCAACAACGTGCTGTATTACCGTCGCTACAACGACCAGAACCTGAGCTACAGTCCTCCTATCACCGTTGCCTCTGGTAGTGGTATCAACGACGTGAATATCACTCGCGATGGTACTGGACGTCTCTTGATCGCCTGGTCGGTGGGAGATATGCTGCGGTACGCGACATCCGATGATAATGGAAACACATGGAACTCCACGAACTTGCAGCCGACAGGTAGCACCTACACCGACCCGGTGACCGGTCAGATCGGCGCAAGGCTCCACGTGACCTCTGGAGTCCAGGGCTTCTTGATCACCTACACACGATCCAGTGAGGGCCGCGCGAAAACCTTCGTGAGGCGCATACACAACGGCTTGCTCGCTGAAGAGAAAGAGATCGGCACTGAGTCACACCCCGATGAGAAGATCACGGGAGCTAAGTTCTTCCACACTCCAGCAGGCAGGCACCTCGATCTCGCTCACCCTGGCCACGCTAGGGTTGCCTTCCAGGTCGGTGAGGGTAACAGCACAACTGGTTCCGATACTCAGCCGGTCCGATTCGGGCAGGAGACCCTCAACGAGTCGGCGTACGCAGATGTTGGACACCCTGGACTCGGTGAGCCGATCCTCGATAGTCCCGGTATCACTCGTCAGCTCGTGACGCTCAAAGTGATGGACGGACCCAGCTCTAACCTCGACTACTATGACAAGGGTGCGACTGGCCGCTACACCAAGAGGTCTATCGCTTCCTTCAATAAGGTCGGCACTCATCTGAGGTTCCTGCGCTACGAGCCCAACCGTGACGCTGAGGTTAACGATAGGTCTGCCTATCACGCGGCCGAAGAGGTGCTCTCACCGGCTGTCCTCACACCTATGAGTTACAGTCGNCCGTTCGCCGCAACACAAGATGACTTCACCACCTTCGTAGAGAGAGACGCCCGCAGGATCCATGTACCCCCCACCTTGCACTTCTCCCGCAAGTTCGTCCTCAACCAAGGCAACCACCTCAAGCGCACGGTATGGACCGTGTTCTTCGGCGGGAACGAGTACGAGATCAGCCAGGTCGTACCTTCGTTCATCAAGGGGCAGATCACCCATTACATCGCCAACCTCTACGTCATCGGACCTAGCTACGATCCGTTCAGCCGCAAGACCCTACCTTCGGAGACATAATTATGATCACCACACACCTAACATTCTCACTCCCTGAGGACCACGAAGCGGACGAGGTCCGCATCTTAGAGTCTTCGGTCAAGGATGGGAACTACTCATTGGTGCAGACCAAAGAGTACCGCTACGGTCAGAGTAAGATCGAAGTGGAGCTCAACCCCGAGCGTTGGTATGCCATCCAGTTCCACAACACCAAGACTGGGAACACCACGCACCGCTCTGAGCCTGTGTTCGCGGGTACCTACACCCACGGCTCACCGGTGGTGTTCGTATCTTCGGCTACTGATGGAGCTCACTACGCGACCTCAGAGGACGTCTATGACTACGCGGGCCTAGAGCCCCAGGACGTGCCCCTAAAACGCGTCAGCCAGGCTCTCAAGCACGCACGGAGCACGATAGACTGGCGTGCCTCCGACGTAGGCTACGATCGGCAGAAGACCTTCCGTGCAGAAGCCCCTCAGCGCCGCAAGCGATATAACGCAGCGTTACTCATCCTCAAGGAAGCAGAGATCTGCCTCGCTCTCGGTAAGCTCTACGACGCGATGTCGGATACCCGCATCCTAGAGTCTTTGCGTGACGGTGAGGATGGACCTCAGGAGGGGATGGCGGCCATCGGCGGCACCTCAACCAACATCTCGACCCTCGCAGACAGAAGTGACAGCATCCTCTACCTCGCCGCCCTGAGTGAGAAGTACAACTCACGAGGTGAGGAACTCCTCTCGTCGCTCGATCCAACGAGCGTTGCACTAGTCAGCTACTCGGAGTATGTTAGAAGTCCACGGTTCAAGTACCCATTCCACGGGTGGCCACGCTAATGAGGTGACTAATGCCAGGTAAGCGAGATCCAGAGGTAGAAACCCGCAAAACACTCATTCGTCAGTGGGATGAGGTTGCAGAAGTCTACGACAGTGGTCTCAAAGTGGCATTAGAAGGCGACTTCGAGAAGGCGGCAAGCCTCTTCAATGAGGGTATAGCACTCAGGAAACGCATTAAGAAGTCTGTGGGGAGGCTCAATGATATGCGATAGGTGTCCTCAGAAGGCGAGAATCCAGGTCACCCTGCCAGTTGGGGTGCTCATCTTCTGTCAGCACCACTACGACTATCACGCAGAGGCGATCTATGACCTCATTGAGTCGTATCAGCCGAGTAGTACTGAATTAGAGCTTCCCGAATAATACTAGCAATAGACCTTCTTTCCTTATCAGACTGCTCTTGAATGCGATTATAGAGGGTCTCCTCAAGGGCAAGGAGGTACTTGCGCTGTAAAGCCATACCAATTTCCTTCCAATTTTGGTTTGCGGCCTTGACACTTCAGTGTATACTAAGACTAAGATCTTAATAAAGACTAAAAACTAAGATCTTAAATTCTAATCTGATTAGACTAATACTAGTCTAAGACTAATAGGATTAGGGTTTTAATACTAGAGTCTAAAGATTAATACTAGTCTTTAGACTAAGACTATAGTCTAGTCTTTTGGCTAGAACTATACTCAAACAGGAGTCAGTATGGAAATCGAGCTCGAAGGCATTATGCGTGGTCGTCCACGCTTCGGCCAGAAGAACGACAAGCCTGTAGTCGCATTCATCGACTGTGAAGTCTCAGAATCGAATGCAGACTTAAGAGGTAAGACTCAACTCGTCGTCTTCCTCTATGGGAGAAGCGCTAATCCTGAATTGTTTGATGAGATCATCAATTCTAGACTGGTAGATGGTTCTCACCTCTCGATTCGCGGCCACAAAGAAACTAACTACAAAGGTCAGCCCCAAATAGTCGTAGACAGTCCTATTAATCCTATTAAGAAGACTATGTCTACTGACTGCGCCTATGAGCAGACACAGCTAGAAGGGGCCTTAGTGGGCGCAGATGGGAGATATTGCTGCCCAATGTGCAATCAATACGTCTAGAATGTTGCAATACACAATAGATCTGCTACTATATAGTTAGTCGACTTCAAGCATCGACTGACTCCAAATGAAGGTTAGACCCTGGAGCTTTGCCAAGACCCTTGCTAACTCAAGGAGAGCGAAGAACAGGCCGCATGACTCACATTAGATAACACAGACTCTGTCAAAGGAACTTGGCGAGTCAGGTCTCAGGCTAAAGCCCCGGTTCCCACTAGGTCCGGGGCTTTAGCTTTAGGAAAGGAAGCATTGTGAATCCAGTAGGCGCTGCAGCTCGTCAGGTGCTCTCACGTACAGTCGAGAAGAAGGTAGATGAGAAGTTCGAAGGTGCTGTAGAGGCTCAGACTAAGACTAATGCTCGTATTGATGCTATAGCTCGTAAGGAAAGAATCAAGAAGAAAGAATCTAAGTCTGACTATACTAAGCGTATAGAAGAGATAGCAGCAGAATCACGCAAAGAAGAAGAATTCACTGACTGTAACTGTGACTGCACAGCCTGTAAGGAATGCGAATACAAAGCAGGTGATAGTGATAGAGGCGATGCAGGTAGTAGAGGCTCTAATGGTGGCGTTAGTGATGTGGGTGGTGGAGCATAGATATGGCAGCTAACAACGATGAGAAGCGCTCGCGCGCAATAGAACTACTAGCTCAAGGCACTATGTCCTACACACAAATAGCAGAAGACATCAATGTAAACGTACTCACACTACGCAGATGGCGAGCAGAGCCTGAGTTCGCCAGTGATGTAGTCAATCGCGCGCAACAATTAATCAAAGATGAGCTTCCCAGTATCTTCAATGTATTAATAGAGAATGCAAAGGCAGGCTCACATCAACATATAAAGATGGTACTAGACTACTTACACAAGCTAGAAGAACTAAAGCACACAGCAGACAAGGGTGCAGTGACATTCACATGGAAACAATAGATGTAATCAGCGACCCCCAAAGGGGTACCCCCAAGGTGCGAGCCC